GTTCTTCGTTCCGGCATTGCCGCCGTTGGCCCTGTTCGCCCTGGCAGCATGTTCGGAAGCCTTGCGCTGCATGGCTGATATAAACGCCTTAGTTTTCCACAGTCCCAATTCCCTGGCCATTCGGGTAATGCTGCGATGTGAAGTCCCAAGCTTTCCGGCAAGCGCCTGGTTCGTGGTGTTTCCGAAGTTTTCCTTCAGCCATTCCAGTTGCTCCGCTGTCAGGTCTTTTGTGCTCATAACTCCCTCCTTGCTCGTCTTAGACGCGCTGGCAGTACTACAGTGGCGTTGCACTGGTCACAGCAAGTGCCTTTTTTCCAGATGGGATAAGGATCGTTGCCGTTTCCAGCTATCTCTTTACCGCAGATGCAGCAGGTTTTCCTTTCCTCTTCCTCAAAGACTGGCTGTATGCCGCAGCTCGTCGCCACGTCCAGTTCCAGTTTCGCACCCTTACTCACCCACCAGTCCTTCAGCATGTAGATGTAATCGCATTGCAGCAGCAGTCCGATGTCCACTTTCATGTGCTTGCGCCAGTCGCCCGGTTGGGGCAGGCCGTTGTTAAAAGGGTTGATGGGCTTGTAACCCTTAGCCCGTAAAAGTGCTTCGGCGGCCTTGAAGGTAGCCTTGCGCTCGTCTAAGTCATAGTGCTCGATCGCACCACTGATGTAAATCTTCTTGCTCATTCCTTTATTTTGTTTGATGTTCTTAAAATACCTTCTTCCCAAACTACAAAACTGTTACCCGCATCAGGATTGAAGCGTCCCTGACAGTATGCCCTGAACCCCACGACCCGCACCTTCACACCCGCCTTGTAGCGGAGCCGGAGTGCAGCATTGCCTAATGGCTGGCTCTTCTTCTCCATACTGATGAAGATAAAGCTCTTCCGTGGAAAGTCCTCGATTAGTTTCTTCGTCTCTGGCCATTCCCAACCGCTTTCCTGGTAGCTGTCCACGATAATGAACTTCGCCGAGTGCCGCTTCTTCAGCCTTGCGGTAAGGTCCTCTATCGTATCCTCCGTTACCACGCGAAACCAGCCCTGGCACTTCTCCATCTCGAAGAGTTTTACTCTTTCCTGGAAACTTTGGCTCACGCCCTCCTCATAGCTCAAGTAGAGCACCTGCCCGTAGTTCGTCAGTTCACGTGCCAACTGCATCACGAAACTGCTCTTGCCCGCCGCGCTCGCACCGCTGATGAACCAGGTGGAGTTTTCCTCTGGCAAACCAAAGCACTCCGCCCAGCGACCACCCCACGGTAGCGTCTTGTAGGTCTTCGCCGCAATTTCCTTTGGACTGTACGCTCGCTTTGCCATACCTACTTTTTCAGAGCCTCTATTAAGTAATCGGCAGCAACACGAGATAACCATGCCGCACTTCGGAATACATCTGCAGCGGTATTATCCCCCTCTAACTTTGCCTGTTGACAGGTTTGAACATAAAGGTCTTTTGCAATTTCATACCTGCGTTGTTCCCAGTTTATTTCATCTTGTACACGTTTCATTCTGTTTCCTTTCTTTTCTTTTTCGACTTTCGCCACTTACATTCATCACACAGGAAATGTCCAATGCCGTCACAATTACCAAGACAACGGCCTTTCTTATAATCTCTGCAATCAACCATAATCTACACTGTTACATGCCGATCGCTGCCTTCTTTCAGCTTCTCTATCTCCGTATATACTCTTCGCAGCCCGCCACCGCTCTTGCGCACTATCTGGCCGATGTCCATGCCCTTAGGGGCGTTCACCGTCGCCACCACGCGCGCCTGCTCCAGCAGGAATGCCTTGCGGTCTTCCGCCTGGTCGGGCGTTACCTTGCTGTACTTACCGCCATACCGACTAAAGATTTCTGCATAGCCGACCTTCTGATGTTCCACCATGCGGTCTATCTTCGCACGAAGCCCGTCCGCGCCCATCATATACCACCCACAGCACATTTCCGTAGCGTTCCACAGGGCTTTCAACTCAAGGAAGGCTTCATATTGCAAGTCGCCCGCCTCGTCAAGCACTACCAATGGGCGTTCCATCGAGCGCAGGTAATACACCAGGTCTTCGTAGGTATCCTGATACTTACCGCTCGTGCCTACGCCAAACTCTTTGGCTATTTTCTTGACCAGCGCACGCTTGGTCTTCACCTGCGAGCAGTCCACATACACAGCGTTTCGGTGCTCATGCACATACCAACGGGCCGTATAGGTCTTGCCAATATTCGGCAGGTCGCAGAGTATCACGCTCAAGCTGCGCTCCTGACACGCCTCCAGCTGAATGCTGATGTACTTGAAGGTCTCCGTCTGCGCACCCTTCCATTCGATGGACTCGCGCAGGTTCACGTCTAACCTTCTGGCAATGTTTACCCAATTGGCGTCGCTCAGCGCCTTCTCCGTTTGACCTTTTTTCAATCCGTTATACACGCTGGCCGATATACCCAGCGCCGATGCGTGCTTCGCATCGCTCGGATAGTTTCTGCGGTTGGCGGCTATCGCCTCCAAAATCCGCTGTTTATTGCCTGTTGTAATCATATTCTAATGGCATTTAATCGTTATTCTAATTGTGCCCGTCAAGGACTCGAACCTTGCAACCTCTCCTCAAGTGACTTCATCAATCCGTCTCCTGTCAACAGGGTGTGCTGCCTTACACCAACGGGCTGTTTTTATATGTCTGCCCTTGCGCGAGCCGTTACGCCTATCACCGTATGTGGCTGGTATTTCGGTTCTTCCTTTGGTTTCAACTCCAACGCCTCCGCAGGCTCTTCATTCAGCAATGCTGCCGTGGTTTTCATCACGCCCACCTTGCTGATGGCCCGTTCTTTCAGATACTTGTTTAAGTGGGCCACCTTCTTCTGTTGCTTCTCGAATTTCTCCCTGTCCTCCTCGGTCTGCTCGGCCATCACGCGGTTGTAGGTCTCCACTTTTTCCACCGTGTCGATATACCGCTCACCCTGATACAGGTACACGTCTTTTGGTTGTCCCTCCTCGTCGGGCAGGTAGCAGGCCGTTACCTTGTAGTTGTTGGGCGCAAGCCGCTCCAGCACCTCAGGGCCACTGAGCCACCAGTCGGCATAGGCCACACGCACTGTGGAGTTCCTGCGTACGCTCGTTTCCACGTTCACTCCAATCCATCTTGCCAACATGCGGCGATCCAGTGGCCACAGGTCGGGATTCACGTTCTCCACAAGTACCTCCCAGCGAGTCTTGCCGGGCCACCTTTTTTGGTCGCTATGCAGGGAGTGGTTCCACTCCCTGTTGTCCTGCCGGTCATCGGCCACGAGTTCGTCCCAGCTGTAGTATTTCTTCTCCTCGTACAACTCGTTGCTTGCGTCGCTCACCTTCTTCTGCTCAACCCTGCGCTTTCCCTTGCCAAAAGGACGCCCAATACCTGCATGGTTCTTGTGGATGATGCTGGTCTTCTTCGCACCGTTGTAATGCTCCGCACGCTTCTCCTGTGAGTTCTGCGGGGCGCAGAAGCGCACGAATTCGAACACCACGCCCGGGCTCAGGTAGTTGTCCCGCCACTGCGACATCAGATGGTTCTCCACCTCAATGCCCTTCGGCGTACCCCAGCCGTTAGCGGCAAGAAGCCGGAACATGTCCCTGAAGCATTCCACCACCAGCGGCGTGTCCTTCTCCCTGGCGTAGCTCGCGCCAAGCACGCACTCGCTCACGTCGTCGTAGGCATAGTAGGCATGTACCCACTTCTTCGTATCCTTCAGTTTGCGGCTCAAGTCCACGTCGTCCATCGTAATCTGGCTCAGTGAGTAGCGGCCGTTGTGGCGGTGCATGTGGGGCAGTTGCTCGTGCATCAGCGTAACAGGCATCAGCAGGCGCTGGTTGATGCGCAACTTGTTCGCCGGCTGGTTCAGGATGTTGCTGATGGTGCTCTCGCTCAACATCAGAGGCTCGCCGTTCTTGTCGGTATAGTCATCGGGATTGAGTAACTCGCCCGTGTCGAGGTGGAAGATGTCAAGCTCGCCACAGAGGAACATCTTCCACTGTTCCCGGACGGTCGTGTTGTAAGGCTTGTTCTCAAGGCAGGAGAGGCTTAGCACGGCTTCCTCCACGGCCTCCGTCACCAGTCGCTTGTTCTGGTTGCCGAACTTGCCGCTGATGAGGCAAGCATAACCCTCGCGTCGGTACTCGTTCACTTTCTTCCTAAACCGCAGCGTGCTCGTAGGGAGCGTGTGCCCGAGTTCCGTCCGCAATGCCTCGATGGCATCGGCCATATAGTCCCAGTTGTATTTCTCGCCCATCAACTTGCGCGCTGTAGAGGCACGGTCGTAGAGTTTGATGCAGCAGTTCAGCACGCTCGCATTCGTAACATACTCCCTGATCTTCTCGGGGTGCTGAAGCAGGTCCACGCCGGTCTTGTCCTTGTCGCGGAAGAACTTCACGGCCTCATCGTCTGTTTCGTAGTTCTCCATCACCCACAGCCGAAGGTGTGTCTGTGCACCATCGGGATAGAGTTCCTTGACCTTTTCCTTGTACTTGCCGGGCAGACTGTCAATGGCAACGAGGGCATAGTTACCCAATCCCTTTCCTTGACGGACAACATCAATCTTGCCTTTCCATGCCTTTTGAGCATAGTTCGCCTTGGTCATGATGCCTTTGTCCATCAGCTCGCGGGCTGAGATGCACAGTTTGCCTTCGTAGTACTCCATCGCGTGCCTCCTTACCTAAGTGTCAAAGCCCAATCTTGAATGCCCTGTATGTCGCTTGTCATCAGGTTGTCGTAATGGCGTACCTTCTCGCCATGCTTAAACACATCGCACACGGGCTCCTTCTTTGAAAACTCCAGCAAAATATCGCCACGGTAATATCTCATGTAGCCGTCCGCATCATGCAAAACCTCCCATTCGGGAGCCTCAATCATCACGATACCTCTACGCTCCAACGCAAGGGTGCGTATCTTCCTTGCAAGGTCATTACCTTCGTTCATGTCTTCAAAGTGGATGGCGTTATATACGGTACGCTTGGAAACCTTAAACGCTTTCGCAATAAACTCGCGGTCCTCTTTCTGAATGTGAATGTACTTTTTCAT